CGGTGGGTACGTCTTCCAGCAGGTCTACGAGGCCGTAGCCTACCATCGCGCCGGGAACCTTCTCGAAGTTCGAGAGGTAGTAGGGAGCACGCTGGTTGGTGCTCGGATTGATCTGAACTTTGATGACCCAGCGGTCAACCATCCACGCGGTGACGAAATACTCTTTCGAGGGGTCTTCTACTTCTTTGCCCCACTCGGCAAGAAGTCGTCCGCTGATATGCCCGGTAAACTCCGCAGTATCAATGAGAGAGGTAGCGGTTCTTGCCCAGCGCTCCCTGTCTTCGAGTTCTGCGCGGGCGGTGTCGATGGTGTCCCACCACTCATGGATGCCGTCGAGGTATGCAACTTCGAGGACTCTGTCGATTGCTTGGTCATTGTATCCGGGTAGCCCTTTGCATGACGCCAGCTCAGCCCTAGTCAGACGGATGCGTTCTACGAATTCCGCCTGCTTCGGGTGAGCCGCGCCGGGGGACCAATAGATGTCGAATGGCGAGACACGCCGCCAGAACATCTTGGGGACGGACTCCTGCACAGCTTGTCCGTTTACCCACTTGGTCTGGTTTACCCGTCGCACCTCTGGGCCTTTCAGACATGCAAACGGGAAGATGGGCAAGTCGATCAAGAACTCGGCGAAAGCGTCGTAGAATCCGCCTTCCGTAAGGATGTCGTCGAGTTTGTCTCCTGCCCTAACCGCCTCATCATGTGCCTGCTTCTTGGCTGCACGCTCTGCACCTTTACGAAGCAGCTGCACACGATCAGCGATCATCTGCTGGTCAACAGGCTGTCCGGCCTGCTGAAGTGTAGTTACCTCTACGTTGACGAGCTGTTGAATCATTGCGTCAACGTCCATAGGGGTTTTCGGTTCTGGTGTCGCCTCAACGTCCCACGCTCGCTCCTGACCGAGATAAACGTCGCGGAGGAGTGCGGTAGCGGCGCGGCACTTGGTGGCCGTCACACGGGCGTAGATGTCGCTACCGCCGAAAGTTCTGATGTCCTGCATCTGCTGCGTGCTGTACATACCCTTGTACGTGCGCAGTGCGTGGAGAAGTCGGTCTGAGATGCCTTCCGCGTTTCGGAAGTTCCTCATGTCTTGGATGCGGGCGCGTATATGCGCTGCGAGGGCATCCGTAACTTCGTCTTGCTGGTCGTACTCAGCCTCGGCTTCTGCTGCAACAGCATCGTCTCGAGCCTTCAATTCCTGACTCGATACGACGCGCAAAAGACTCTTGCCAGAGTTTACGGGGATAGCTTGTCCAATCGCTGTAGCCATTTTATTCAGGTGCAGGTATAGTGAGCGTGTCACAAATGTACTGGAATCGACACCTCATGTCCACAGAAATCACTGAAATAGACGACAGCCTAGACTACACGCATCTCAGCCCCACCATCTGCGTCGAATTGGCCGCCGGACTGGTTACGCCGGGCGATGTCCCGCAAAAGTACAATCTTACGCCTGAACAGTGGGAACGCCTGAAGGCAAGCAAGTTTTTCCGCCATATGCTGAAAGACGCCGGGGAAAAGTTCTCCGGGGACCTCGGGGCGAGCCGACGCATCACTCTGAAGTCGGAAATGCTGCTCGAGGAGGCTTTGCCGGTTCTCGACGACATTATCCACAACAAGGAAGGCTCGACACAGTCAAAAATCGACTCGGTGAAGCAACTGGCGGTTTTGGCGGGTCGTACGCAACGCGCAGCCGAGGGTGGCGCTGCCGGTGCCGGTTTCAACGTCGCAATCCACATAAACACGGGCGACGACATAAAATCGGCCCCTGTGGTGATCGAATCAAGTCCAGCCCCGGACTGACGGCGACGGACGCCTCTCCTTCGGCGATCTGCGCTGCATAATCCGCCCGAGGTAGTTTGCGTTAGTGCTGAGACACATGTACTGAAGACAGTCGGCCAAATCCGACCACGGATGCGTTTTCTCTGGTTTGTCTTCCAACATGCCTGTCGTTTTGCGCCTGTAGCGGTACCAGAACTTCATCGACTGACAAAGTTGGTGGCAGTTGTTGGAAATCATCAGTTGGGGGCCACCATCGAGTTGATGAAGCAGGAGTCCCTCCACTGCTCGAAGTCTTGAGTCGATATTGTTGGTCGCGGCAGGGTAGATGTCGAAGCCAAGGCGCTTGAGCACATCAAACGGAGAATCTTCATTGACTTGCGATTTATCTCGTCCTTTCGGGTCGCCGACCATAAACATGCTGTAGCCTGAATACTTTTCATAGAGCAGGGGTCTAAGCAACGTCGTCGCAAACTGTTCAATGCCCATATCCTCCGATGTAAGCTCATCATACACGACGAGCCGCCCCCTTGAGTCAACCTGACCGATCAGACATGCCGGGGTGCGGCCAAAATCCTGCGCGATCATCAAAGGAGACGCAAAAGACGGGTCTTCGAGGTCCTCGTGATCGACTATGTGAAAATCAGGCTTGAAGGACGCCCTGAAAACGGCCTGACCGGACAGCGATTTGCCATAATTGGCATGAACGTGTATGTCGCACCAATCAGCGTTATTGTTGTTGATGAGATTTTCATAATACGATGTTCCATCTGGAAGTGAGGGCAGATTCTCGAGATTTTCCGCATCAGGGTCCATACCTCCCGGTTGGCGGTAAAAGGCCCATCCCGGCGGACGCTCGATTTCGAGTTTTGTGTACCACTCACTGTCTTCATCCGGCGGGTTCGTCTCCGCCACGATCCCGTGCCATGTCGGTTTCGCGATAGCCTTCGAGGGAAATCTTCCCAGACGGCCAGAGAGCGCGTCGATCAAGGAAGGTTCGATTTCGCGGAACTCCGACACCCAAGCGCCCGTTAGGTTGAGGGACAAGAGCCTTTGCTGATCCTGCTTCGTGTCCAAGGGAATGAGCATCCAGTCGGATTCCACACGAGTCCCATCCGGTAGAGGAAACCGCAAATATATAGTCGAGTCGCTCACCTTGTACGTACATATTGGTGCCAACCAGAGGAGAATATCGGCCAGACAGGTCTGTTTCAGCTGTTGGAGGGTATTCCTGATAATCGCCATACGGGTCTGGCGTACACCTTGGGCATTCGGTTCCTGAAGACGCGCACGACGCAGGAGTTCCATGAAGCATCCTGCCGATTTTCCCGAACCAACCGGCCCCATGATGAGTCGCACAAATGAGTTGTCCAGCATGAACTTCCCAATGGTGGGGGGCGTCACAAAATTCAGTGCATTCGGATTCGCGTCTCCTGAACTCATAAAATATCCTTAGTGGTTGGAAGATCACCCATAACACAACTGTTATAAATATCAGCAGTCGTAATAACGTGTACGTAATAATTCGGTCACTAAGCCTTTCGGACGATTCTTCTCGTACCACTGCAACGCTCCCCGTATATAGCTCTTGTCACCGCGCTGTATCGCGGCCACCAGTTTCTCGGGGTTCGCGTCAGCCTTGATTTCCTGCTTGAGTTTCTTTCTGTCCATCATTCACCAGATATGCGTCGATACAACGGCGCAATAACTCAGACATCGGGAGGCCAGTACGAGCACCTAACTCGACCAGCCTCCGATGTTGAGGTTTCGTGACGATCAGGTGAACCCTGACCCCGTTCATGCTACGTCTTGGCACGTACCCAGTCCCTTACCTTGTGAACAAAGGTATCGACTTCGTCGTGGTAGACGTAACAGCCGCCTGCACCGACCAGCAGTGCGACGACAATAAGTGCAACCCATAACATGGCTCAGTCCTTTTTGTTGAACATCGGTAAGTCTTTCACAACGTCGATGGTGCGGCTGTCGATGTTCGTCACATACGCAACATCGTAAGGGGTTTCGGGGCCGACCTGCTCCTCGTACGTCTCTCCATCAGGAAAGTGCATCCGAACGGTGGCTTCCCCTGTACCATCGTGACGGACGTCGTAGGCGCGGCAGGAGTAGGACTTGTAGCGGTCTTTGTCGTGGTGCTGAACGAATCGGATAGTAAACATCTCTTGGTTTCCTTACATTGGTTAGGAACGCTGACTTTACTGTCCTCTGAAACGCTGGTCAAGCATCATACGCAAGTCTTTCTCGACCTGCGCGATGGACGCATCAATGTCCCCACCGTGCCGTCTGATATGCCCGGCGATGTAGTCAACCGAATTCGCGTACATGAGTATCCCGAAGTCTGCCCTGTCCTGATTCATCGGGTACAAGTCCTCTTGCAGTTGTCTTTTGTCGTTCATCGGGCTTCCTTGGTAGCGTCTCGAGTAGCTTAGCATCTTCGGGGCGCAGTTTCCTGCATGATGCGATCAGCGCGTGGCGTTCAGAGCGGCGGCTGGATAACTCACTGATTTCGTCGCGCATCGTTAAGCAGGTGTGCTCCTCAAGGGGTCCAGCCATTCCGTAATCGCGTGTGAAAACCCCGTCACCCTGTGGAGTCATTATGACCCAAACCAGAACCCAGATTTTTTCCATAGCCTTTTCCTCCGAAGACGAGGTCAGAGCGTACCATAGAATTTAATGGGCGTAAATAGCCCACTTTTCATTTTTAGGGGTTACATGTGTGGGGGTGGTAAGCGACGTACGTCCGGGCGGCCCCCCTTGGCCCGGTACCCCCGCACCCCCGAATCCACACACAGTGTGTGTGAATCTTTCCATTCACTTGTTTAGTGTATGGGGGCGAAGGGCGCACCCACGAAAAGGAGTATACATCATGGCTAACAAAGCAACTGTACCCGCGACGGTCAAGACAAAGATCGTCACAGCGTTTACGAACTCAATGCGCGGCGCATTGGATCACACTTCATTCATACACACAGTGTGTGTGGCAGTCGGCGAGGATTACTCGGAAGCTGTCCCCGCCGCTGCACAGCGTGAACTGATCGACGCACTTGTCGAAGCGAATCCGCAATGGGCGCAGCGTACCGGCGAAGAACGCGGACGCGAAGCACGTGCAATTATGGATACGCACCACGTGCTGGAAAACTTCTGCGATGCGGTCAAAGCCGACAAGCGTCACGGCAATTCATTCACGTGGCACAACGGCGTGAAGGTTGCGCGCATTATTCGCAGGCTCACGAAAGCGTCAAAGGGTAACAAGCTGCCGAGCAACAAGGCTGTTTGCGCCGCGTATTACGCGAGCAATCCGGGCAGCACGAAAACACCGCAAGATAAAGCAATCGAAGCGATCCTCGCGCTGAACCCAACGTCGAATCTGTACAAGGGTTTGATTCAGGTGTTAGAAGAAATGGGATTGGTCGAGGACGCTTAATCCCATCGGGGCGGGTTCATATCAGACAGGTGGCCGCTGGCTTAGGTCACGCCGTAACAGTTCTAGACACCTGTTACGGATTGGCGGGTTCAACTCCCGCCCTGTCCGATATGAACCTGCCCCTTTTCTTTTGCCTTGGGGAGCAAAAATTCTTGGGTGTCACTGTCGGACGGTATCGTCGATCACACACAGCTGTGTGTAATCAGGTTCCAATCAGATGTTTTTACACGTGGGGGTACAGGGGCGCGGGGCGTTATCATCAGCGCCGCACTTTTGGCAGCGAAATGTGCATAATGTGCATAGTGTGCTAATAGTTGTACAGCTTCACCCCTTATATATTATATACTTATCTTTTATGTACAATAGGTACATCATTTTAGAAGTAGTACCCCCCATAGCGAGAGGGAGCCGGGGTGCGGGGCGCGGGCGCGACAACCCCCCCACCCCTGCATCTTAGGCTGACTGTACTCTGGAAAACGTGTACCTATTGTGCATAATTGTTAAGCTACTGATTGCACAGTGTAGTAGCTGTACAAAATCGACATTTATTCTTGTACGCAAAACTGTGCGGATTGTTCTTAATGCACACACACTGTGTGTAACAGATGTTTTTGAAATCACTTGTGTCAAACCTGACATGAGCTACAACGAGGAGAAGTAAAATGGGTAAGATGAAAGCAATGGACATCATGCTGCAACAAATGCAGATGGATGTGATCGAGGACGGCGCGACCGCAAGCTGCGCGCTTGAGGGTATCTGTGATGCTCCTACACGTGTTGCATACTCATTCAGTGATGTGCTGGATTTGTTTGGCAGCGACCTTGAGATGTTCGGTGAGTTGATGGTCGGCACACCCAACTGTGAGTTCTGCTGGCACGAGGATGGCAGCGACAACCCCGCGCACTACGTGTGGCTGGTGCCTGAGATGCGCGACGACGAGCTGGCACGTGAGCGTGATGCTGTTCTATTCACGTGTGTAC